TATTTTTATCACGTAATAAACGGTGCAGTAAGGTGGCATGTTTTCGTGAGCTTCGTTGTTGCCAACAGTATCGTGTGTGTGCGCACCGACTTCTGGAGGATTGATGTTATTCCAATCCGTTTGATTTATAGGATACCCAGTAGCGGTTATCAAAGCGTCTGCGCCGTTTCCTGGCTGTATTATTGCTCTCTTTAAGTTTTGTAAACCAAAAGTACCACCTCCCGAAACGTAATTAACGTGAAAATCCAAACCATCTGCTGTGCCAAATGAGACCGTGTTTGCTGGCTTCATTCGTAATACATAGGTGGTATGTTGATGCTCTCCAGTTTTTGATACCTTGTGGTTGTGTGCGGCTAAATGCTTAACTTCTAACGCCACAGTTGCCTTGCCGTCTTCCTTATTCCTCACCCCGTCGGCTTTAATCCCTAAAGCAAACCTGTCTACAAGATTTGGCACTTTGTATGACTTGCCGTTGATAGTTATAGTTCTGCCGTCGCAGATGACAAAATTTGAAGGCAATACGTCTAGTGTAAAACCCCAGAGGATTACACTGCCGACAGGCAAAGCTCGTGTTGAATTTGCCAAAACATCATTTATCTGCTTCTGTAAGTCAGCGTCTTTGGCATCCAAAACCTTGTCTTTTGCTTCCAATTCCTTATCTTTATCTTGCAATTTCTTTAACTCAGGGTAAACCAACGAAGCAAGCGTGCGTGCCAAAGTGAATGGCGAAATTAACTTTTTCGCTTCCATACCTTGTATGGCTTCCTTTTCATTTGCCATCAAAGGCTCTACGAGTTCAAAGCCATTGCCCTGCCTATTTATGCAGGACTTGATTAAACTCAAAAAGTCCAGTTCATCGGGCGTTTTGCCATTTGAAAATGCCTTTTTCAAACTCTCTATGTCTGATGCTTCTCCGTCTAACATGTTATGTTATTTTATTTTAAAATCCACTTTTATTCTTCTAAACGCTATACCCTCAGAACAGTCTTCACTGTTAATGATGTTTGCTACGTTTTTATCTGCCCAACCGCTTGATGTTTGGTAATTTAAGTTGTCGCCGTCTTGCAGGTTTGCGGTTGGATTTATTTCGTTTTCGGCGCAAAAATCCAATAGCTTATCTGTTGTGCCGTATGTTTGCACGCACACATCTAATACACTCTGCTGATTAACCACTTTATGCTTCATAATACCCCGCAATATTACCTCTATTTAAGTCATTTATTTCCAGTATAGAGGGTGAGAAACCCTCGTACTCCATTTGAACAGACATCTTTCTCTTCAAGTTTACTTGCTCCGAGTAGCCATAATTGCTATTCAAATGCCCCTGCAAGCCCACGCCTGCCAAAGGGTCAAACTTTACGGAACCTTGTTCGGTCATCAAAAGCAAGCCCACCGCCTGCTCGTCCGCCAAGCCTACTTGCAAGTCGCCTTTTTCAATAGCTAAATCGCCATATTCGTTAAGTAACAAGTCTTTCATTTATCCGTGATTTACGTTCGGGTTCTCTATATCTTTAACTTTTGTTTCGTTTACTGCGTTTAGCACGCATACGGTCTTCATGGTGTCGCCCATTGTTACCGTGCCTGTTATAGGCATAGATGCTGGCGTACCTGGGTTTATTGTGCCAACAAACGGCGTATTGATGCTATGCGTGTGGTTTTTAAAATCATTTAAAAAGTTGTTTAAAAGTTTTTCAATGGCATTTAATTTGTCCGTAAGTTCCTTGACTTTAACCAAACCTCCAAAGTCTTTACCATTCAAATGTTGCATTTCTGTGGTGCTGGCGTGCAATAAATACCAGTTGTCCACTTCGGGCAGTTTAATAATTAAAGCATAAGCACCAACTGCTGGCTTGGCGTAGGTAGATTTCTTGCTGCCTTCCACCACGTTCAATTTGACTTTTTCCAACGCAAGCTCCTCGTCTGTGCCGTAGTCAATAGCAACAGTGCAAGTATCTTCTTGCACGGCTTTTACAACGCCTTGCATCAATTTTACGCCGACCACTTGGCTGGCTATATGTTTTATTACTTCCACAATATTCATATTGCCGCTTTACCTAATTCAATATCTTGCCTGTATCCGCCCATGCCGAAACTGTACGTTACAGCATCTACGTAATACCTACCTGTTTTCTCGCTGAAATCGTCCGTAATTTGAACGATTTCGCCGTGTCTAACCAACGGCGCACCAAAAGCAGTAAACTTGCCGTGAAAGCCCTCGTATGCAAATCGCTCATAGTCTTTTTTTGCCATTTTTTCCAAGTCCGATTTACCAAGCCCATAGTAATGCAATGTGCGTTTTTCGCCATCGGTGTCGCCGAACTTATACACCAATACTTTGCCATCTGCACTATAACTCTTCGCTTCCACTTCTAGCCTTATCTCGTCTTTGGTTTTAAACTCCAACTCGTCCGAAATCACATTGTTTTGCAGGTGGAATTTATGGTTTCCACCGCTACTATGCACCGTGCCTATATTTAGCAAGCCTTGTCGGTAAAAACTATGTAATCCGTAGCTTTCTTTTATACGGTTCAAGACCTTTGCTGCTGTGTTCAAATCTTTGTCTATCACAAATGTACCGAGTTGCACCTCGCCAATCGTTTTAAATTTGCTCACGCCGATGTAATTTAGTACTTGCGCAAGGCTTGCGCTCGTAAACTGCTTGGGTGCCACGGCACGCTTTTTAAGCAGATACGCTTCATCTTCCAAATGTAATTTAATCGGCACACCTGCTTCCACCCTTGCGATATAGCCTTTAAAAACCTCTTGCAGGTCTTCATCGTAGCCCAGCTTGATGCTTATTGCATCGCCTGTTTTAAAAGCGTTTTTAATACTTGTACCCGAAAGATACGTCATGTAAGGCAATTGCACCACGGCGGTGTCCGTGAACTCTTGCCACGAAGACTCAATATTTACTTCGTGCAATTGGTGCAAGTGCACACGTGAGGTTTCTATACTCAAACTTAGTTTATACATTGCGTTTGTCTTTGTATTTAAGTTCAAAAGGCTTGTCTGAGAGCAAGCTCAATCGGTAAGCTATCAAATTGCCGTAAGGCACCGCTGGTAAGTCTAATTCTGTAACCACCACACTATACACGCCTAAGGCGTTGATGTATTCACTGGTTATCTCTATTTCCCTTGCTTCTTTGACGTAAGCAAGCATCTGTGTAAGTTCTTGCAAAGGCTTAGCTTCTTCGTGCTGACAAAAAAAACCTTTAACCTCAATCTGCCAGTCACCCATGCTTACGTATTCTTTCACCGTGCCGTCGTAACGTACCAATGGCGTGGTTACGATGTGCTTGGACAGATTTGCATTGACTATCGGCGAAGTAAGTACCAGCTTGTCTTTCTGTGGTAGTTTCAGTTCAATATTGCCCTGTACAGGCAAATCAAACATACCACCACGCACCACATTTTTAGGCTCGTTTTCTGCAATTTGATAGTCTTCTAAAACCAGCTTTGTTAGCTCTTCTTTTTGAATTTTATACTGTACAGGGTCTTTTTGGTTGAGCAGATTTGTCAAAAGCGTGGCTAGGTAAGGCTTATACCTTGCCCTAAACCCTACGTAGGTGAGTAATTTTTGCAATGAATATTCCGCCCACATGTTATCCCAGTGCTAATTCCGTGTCTCTTACAGCATCTATCAAAGCCCTTGATATTTGCTCCTTAATGTTTTGCCCGCCGTTTTTCACACTGTCCACCTTGATGGTGAATTGCCCAATTAAATTACCAATACTGATGTTGTTGTTGCGCACCATACTACCGCTACCACCGCTGGCGGTATTGTTTTGCTCGCTGAACTGGTCGGTGAGCGTTTGGTTATTTACGTCTGATTTATCTCGTGTACTCAAATCATTTACGTTTGTACTCATAGTAACACCTGCGTCCACGTCTATTTTTTCGCCCAAACCAAGCAGGTTTTTAACGGCATTCGTTACACCATCTACCTTTTCTCGGACATACTCAAATTTCATGGCCAGCTGTTCAATGATAATAACAAGTGCGCTAATCATGATTATGGCTTTGCCCCAAGGGCTATTCCAAAAGGCTTTTGTCGCCGTCCAAATTGCAGCTGCAAGTCCTGTAAACGAGCCACCGCAAACGCCATTCCAAAAGGTAGTTACTTCTTGAACCACATTCAGGGTTTTAAACCCTTGACTTAAAGCACTCAATAAAGGTAAAGTTTGGCTAATCGGCACAAGTACGGAAAACGCCGCCTCCGCCCAAACCACCAGTCCGCCCGATGCGTTAAAAACGCTTATTTTGAAATCATTGAGGCGTTCTTGCGTTTGTTTTAACCGAAAAGCGTAGCTACTTGTCCTTATTGCCGCTTGTTCGGCAGCTACACCACTTTCCTTTACACGTTCAATCATCTCTGAGACAGCGTCAGCATTACTTACTAGTATGCGTGCGGTATTCGCATTTTCTCTACCAAACGTCTCGGTAACCCATGTGGCGTCGTTTATTTTATCCTTGAGTTTTGCAAGTGTTGTATTCAGTCCATCTGTAGCTAAATCCACGCCTTCTATTCCTTTGGTTTGCAATATGCTGATGACGTTTCTAAGTCCAGTGCCTGCTTCTGCGCCTTTTAGCGAGTTTTGGCTTAAAACCTCCAATGCACCCACGGCATCATACACACTAAGCCCTGCTGCAGCGGCTGTAGCACCTGCATTTTTTAAGGACAACGATAAATCTGTAACCTCTGCTGCGCCATATTTTGAGCCGGCAGCCAAAGCATCTACAACAAGTCCCGCTTTATCAAAAGAAAGTCCCCACTGGTTTAATGTGAAAGCAACAGCGTTAGATGCTTCCTGCATTTGCATGCCTGCGGCTTGCGACAATTTAATAACTTCAGAAGTCAGACCTTCAAGTACATTTTTTGCGGTAGTACCTGATTTTTCAGCAGCAATATTAACATCTATGTTTGATGCAAGCATTTTAAAAGCATCTACTACTTCTTGTGCACCAAGTGCAGACTGTACACCCATGTTACGGGCAAAATCTTCTAGCCGCTTATCTGCAATGCCTGTTATTGCTTTTAAGTCTAAAATAGACTGCTCAAATTCAACCCCTGGTGCAACCATAGCATTGATATTATTGCGCAGATTGCTCACGCTGTTGGCGATAGCATCAAATTTGACCACAGAAAAGCCTTTAAACACCTTGTCTAGCTTAGAAGCATGCCCAGCCACTTCATCAACTCGTTTAGTTAAATCATTGAGCCGAGCGACAACGTCGCCCTCCATGTTTATCTGTAGTCCTACTTTTGCTTGTCCGTTCATTTTTTTAATAATTCCGCTATCGCCTCCATCACTGCTACTTTCTGCCTTAACGCTCGGTAACCTTCTACATATTCAGCCTCTGTGGCTAAGTTTAAAAAGTCTTCATCACTTAGGGCGTTTGGGTTTATACTGAAATTTGCCCTTATCAAAGCCCCTAGCTTGCGCAAGTCGCTCCCTTCTGTTAAGGGGTCTAGCCTGAGACCCCTTAGACGTTTTTTACCTCAAAGGTTTTGGGTTCTAAGGCTTTGGAAAAGGCACTCACATAAGCCATTTGGGTTGAAAACCCCTGTGCTTCCTTGTAGTTAAATCCGCCCAAAAAGCATTTCTCTATCAAGTCAGATAGCATTCTCATGCCGTCGCCTTGACTTATCCCTTGCGCCATACTAAATTCTGCGATACTTGGTTCTCTAAAGTACGAGACGCTTTCGCCGACAGTAACTGCAAGCACGTTGCCGTACTCTGTTTTCCATTTTTTTAACTCTTGTTCCATTTTTTTAAATTGTTTTTAAATAACTGTCTTTGAATGCTCTATGTGCGACACCATAAGGTCTAATTTAACTTCTGTCTTCAAATCGCCCTCTTTCACAGAAATACCATTGTTTTTGAAAGCGCAGTTGCGCAGTACTGTTACAATTGGCACCTTGGTATTGGCGTCTGCGAACTGCACAAGAACGTCAAATGTTGGTAAATCTAAGATACTGCCGTAAGTGATAGCGGCAGCATTTAAAGCATCCACTTCAAACTTGTATAGTGTGATTGACGCTTCTGCTTTGTACCTGCCTACACCGTAACCAATAGGGTATGCGCCTGCGCCGTACTGCATTTCTTTCTCCCGCTCTTCCTTGTAGTCTATGCTCGTGATACCACGCACCGTGCGCCCTAGCATCACAAAGCTAATATCCGTCCAGCCGTAGGTTTTTCCGTTGATTATTGGTTTTATCATTTTTAACTTAATTTAGACTTATATCCTACATTTACCTTAATCGCTTTCGCTACACCAACAGGAACAACGTATATGGTTACATAGAGCATACCTGTACCTATAACATCTTGCTCTGGGTTAATTTCCACGTCGTATCCGCTTATCTCTCCAAACGCCTGCATGCGTGCCAAACCTTTGCTCGCCTCCTCTTTGAGTTCTGTGAGCTCTAAGGGGTCAATTAAACCAGTAACAGCATCTATTCTGATATTGCCATTGATGCGTGGCAACAGGCTTTCACGCACAGTACGCATGACTTTATTCATAGTACGGCTGGTGTAGATATAAGCGTAATCGTCCGTGAGTGCCGTGCAAGTTGCCGCATCATTGAAATAGATGCCTGCACGCCCAGCATAGGTTTTGAAGGATAAATAACCCTTGTCTTCAATTTCCGCCTGCTCACCTTGCGACAGCTCGCTAACCAGTTTGCCTCCGCAAATAGCAGGCACGGTTAAGTCTTGCCCATAAAGGTTCATCGTGCCTACGTGCGCAATAGATTGATGCACGCCTGTTTTAGCAATTGCGCCTAGCGCAATGCCCGTGTCCACGGCACTGTAATACTTCTGCTTTTCCTTGCCGTCTTCGCTAAAAGTAACCATTTCGTTTGCATACGTAGCATCTACGCCAAGCATCACCGACACGTCGGGTGCGTTGCACTTACGAAGGTTTTTTAGTTCTGCAAAAGGGAAACATAAAGGCGTAGCTTGACCGTAAGCACCCAACACTATATGACAGTAAGCGTATTCTTTGGCGCACAACTCTGCCTGCGCTTGCGCCAAAGTAACACATTCATCTATTTTGTAGTAATAACCTTCGCCTCCATTATAGACTACAGCTAGTTGCTTTATGTTGCCTTCGCATTTTTTAACAAAAAAAGGTATTTCTTTTATCAAATCTAGGTATCCGCCACCATTCGGATTAACCATTTTCAAATATAACTCGGCGTTCGGAGCTATGCGGAAAAATTGCTGGACATTTCTAAATAGAATATAAAAATTATCCTCCGTAACGCCGAGTTTTTTTAATTCTTCAATAGATTTTAAGCGGTACACTTCATTTTCTTGAATACCACCAGCTATACTCACACCATTGATTAACATACCACTGACGCTATCATCAATGACAGTGGTTTTACCTAAGCCTTGATTTTTTACTATGTAAACGTCTCCCATTTTTTTATTTGTTTTTACCTGTTTTATTGGTTGGCTTGACATCTGGCTCTTCCCAAACCACGTCTTGTGGTTTGGTTTCTGCCTCCTTAATTTCTACGCTTTCTTGCGCAGGCAACTCCTCTACAACTGCTTCAGGTTTGTTTATAATTTTGTAAATAGCTCCTCTGCGCAAGCAGACATCTTTTACTATATCTTCCGCAGACACCTTGTACACATCGCCAAAACTGGTAACGATTACCGCTGTTTCATTTGGATAAGCAGCGAAAAATATCTTGACTTTTTCCTCTGTTTTTTTTGTCATATTGATTTTTTCTCAAAAAGCCCATAACATTTGCCCACCAACATGCCACAACCAAAGTGCATACCAAAGCCTAGTATCTTGCCGTGCAATTGCGCTGAATTTTCTTCTACCACAGTTGCATCACCCAAAGCACGCCAAGCGTAATCATTGCCAAAAGCAAAGCTCATTGGCACGTGCTTACTAGCATCAATAGCTGTGTTTTCTGCTTTTTTTACGCCACTTTGGTCGCAGTAAAGTCCGTTAAAACTAAACACATTGAAGCCAGCTAAACTAAAACCTTTTAACGGGTCGTAGGCATTTTGGTGGAATAAATTGATGTTTTCCTGTTGTAAGGACAGTAAGTGCCTACTATCTAACACTAAGGTTCGGTTTATGATGTTTTCTCTGTTAAATACCTCTGCCAAAGCATAGATGTCTGCAAGCGTTACCTTGCCGTCCGCCTCAAAAGTGGCTTTGTTTGGCGAAAATTCGTAAGCAGCGGTTTTTACAATTTGTTGCCGTAAAGCCTGCTGATGCCTCTTAATCACGCTCGCTTGATATTCATAAGGCAATTTGTCCGTATATTTCAAGTCTATCGGCGTGGGCGTGGTATGGTACACGTTTAAAGATACTGCTTTTGCTTGGTCTCTAAGCGATTTTACCTCCAATTTCTCATCAATACCTTTGTCCTTTACTACGTCTGGTCTTGCGCCTATCATAGATAAATGAATGGTATTGTAATTCACGTACTCGTCAAAACTCTTTGCTTCCAAAAGAAAGCTCGTGTCTTCTTGAATAAAGTCTTCCAGTAAGAGACCTGTCCAAATTTCCTGTTCTAAACCTTTTGTTTGTGGCATATTATTTGTTTTTTACGATTTTTTCATAAATTATAGGGTTATTTTCCTGAATTTCTTTCAGTCCTTCGGGGTCATTTTTCAAATACCAACTTAGCTTCTGAGTAGTCACAGCGGCGGCATTCCCTTGCTTTAGTTGCTCAGATAATTTTACTACTTTTTTCTCAGGTATGGCTGACAAAAAAAGCCTTAGATTTTCGGGGTTTGACTTACCTAATGCTTTCAGCTCCTTTTTCTTGTCTGCCGTGATTTTACCCGAGCTTATAGCAAGACTCAACTCTTCTTCCAAGACCTGCTCTTCCAATTCATCTAATTTTTCTTTGATGGCTTTGTTTTGCGCTTCCAAAGTCGCTATGCTGTCTGCCAAGTCTTCATTTTCTTGAACCAGTTCATCAATAGCTTTTTCTACGTCTGTCTCGCTGGCGGACTCGGATAGCTTAAATTTTTTTCGTAATTTAGCATTCATTATTATATCTGTTTTTTTGTTTGATAATGTTACGTTTTTAGCCCCAAAACTTAATTTGATTGCATTTTGATTGCTAGGTATGGGCGTTATAGATGCTTCCGTAAGCTCGCAAGACGTAACGATGTTATCGTAAGCGTCCAACACAGTAAATCTTATGCTAACACCCTTTAAAAAACCTTCTTCTACCTTTCTTTTGATTTCCAAGGCTTCCGTATCGTTTTCGTCAAATACCGCTGTAGCTAGTAACTTGCCATCTTCTTTTCTTATATTTTCCCAACGACCTATTGTTCTCCAGTCGTTGTGATAATAGAGCATCACAGGGTTTTTCTTGAACCGCTCTAAATCAATCCCATCTGTGATGACTTTAAAATTATAGCTATTTACGCTTTCGTCTGACAATATAAAATCCATTTTGAATTTTTAAACAAAGTTCACGCAATAGTCGCCGATATTGCAAAAGTGCTTTCCCAATTTGGTGCGAAATTCGCACCAAATTGGTCTGAATTTCACACCAATTTGGGAAATACAAAACCGCATAACAGCATGTTTTAAACGAACTTTGTTTAAAAAATCATGGTCAAAAGGAAAAGTAAAACAGACATCGCCGAGAGCCTGTTTGTGGTAAGTGGGAAAACGCAAAAGGAAATTGCCGAAGCACTGGAAGTGAGTGAGCAAACCATAAGCAAATGGGCAAAAGACGGCAACTGGAAGGCTAGGCGTGGTGCTGGCATTATCAGTACAGATAGCGTGGTGCAGAAACTACTCGCCAAACTAGACGAACTCACAGAGGCAGATAAGTTGAAAGCGGACGAGGTGGCAAAAATCGCCTCTGCCATCAATAAAATTAAAAAAGAAAAAAAGACTATGGATGATTTTATTGAAGTATTCATGTTGTTCGGCACTTGGTTGCAAAGCAAAGACCGTAAATTATCCGAAGCAGTAAACGACATGCAAACCCTTTACTTAACCGAGAAATTTTAATATGAAGGTATCCGAACAAAGCATGCAGCGGTGGAAGGAGTTCTGTAAGCAACTTAAAGGCAACACCGATATTTTAACCGAAACATCGGCAGAAAAAGCCGAACGCATCGCCTGCTTGCTGAAAGATTACAAGCTGTTTTTTGAATATTACTTTCACGAGCATGCCACCGCACCCACGGCACCCTTTCACGAAGACATCGCTAAGGCAATTCTAAAAAACAAGCAAATAAGAGCAATTGTGGAGGCTTTCCGTGGCAGTGCCAAAAGCACGCACTGTTGCATTGGCATACCTTTTTGGCTGATGATGCGTGGCGAACTTAAATACATGGTGCTGGTTGGGCAGAACGAAGAGAAAGCCTGTAAACTGATAGGCGACATTCAGGCGCATTTAGAGAACAATAGCCGTATTATCTACGACTTTGGCGAACAAATGAGCCTCGGCGACTGGGCAGATGGAGAGTTTACTACCAAAAACGGCGTAACTTTTACCGCACTGGGATTAGGACAAAGCCCAAGGGGTTTGCGCAAGGGTGCAAATCGTCCAGATTACATCGTGCTAGACGACGCAGACAGCAAGAAGCTGTCTAAAAATCCCAAGCTCGTCAAAGAAGCGAGGGAGTGGGTATTGCGGGACCTTTTAGGCTGCTTTGACGTGGGCAATCAAAGGTTTGTGCTATGTAACAACCGCATCAGCAAGACCAGTATTTTAACCCTGCTTGCCGAAGAGTGGCAAGGCAGTGCGAATTTCTATCACAAAATCATCAACGCTTTAACACCCAAAGGTGAAAGTGCATGGGCAAGTAAATACACCGCTGAATATTGGCAGGAAAAGCAAAAAGAGAGTTACAGGGCATTCCAAGCGGAATACATGAACAACCCCATTGAGGAAGGCACGGTGTTTCAGGCGGATTGGTTTAGGTATGAAAAAGCACTTCCTTTAAAGCAATACCAAGCCCTCGTGTGCTACTGCGACCCCTCTTTTAAGGACAAAAACACCAACGACTACAAGGCAATTGTACTACTCGGCATGAAGGACACCGAGGTTCATCTGCTAGACTGTTTTGTACGCCAAAGCACCATCAGTGACATGGTTAAATACATGTACGATTGTTACGAAGCGACCAAAAACGAAGCTAGCGTGGACTTTTACATGGAGGCAAATTTTGTGCAAGACATGCTCGTAAGATATTTTCATGAGGAGGGCGAAAAAAGAGGCTATCAGTTGCGCTTGCGCAAAGATACACGCAAGAAGCCCGACAAATTTCAGCGGATAGAGAACCTTTCGCCACTTTTTGAAAGTGGCAAGGTGGTGTTTAACGAAAAGCGCAGGTATAGTGCCGATTTTAAAAAATTGGAAGAGCAGTTTTTGTGCTTTGAAAAGGGCAGCCGCACGGCAGACGATGCGCCCGATGCTTTTGAGGGCGGTATCTTTTATTTAGAACAAAAAAAGAGAGGCGAAAAGCACAATATCACGCTGACAGGCGAAAGAAGTCGGCGGCGGTTTTAAAATAATTTTAAAAAAGTTTAAAAATGCTATTTATCACAACAGAAGACCAAAAGGTCATCATCAAAGACAAGGTGCTTGCAAGCGTGTTGCAAGAAGACGAGCTCGCTTGGCAAGAAGTAGAAGCCATGGCGATAGAACAAATGACCTTCTATTTGAACGGTCTTTATGATTGCACTGCTATTTTTAGCGGGGAAAAACGCAACAAGTTCGTGGTCATGATTTGCCTAGACATCATGGCTTACCACATATATGCACGTATCAATCCGCATCAAATCCCACAGTTACGCAAGGAGCGTTATGATGCGCAAATATCGCTTTTGGAGCAAATCGCTAAGGGTAAAATACAAGTACCCTTACCTAAACGCAAGCAGGAGGACGGAAATAATTATGAAGGCTTTAAGGCAAATTCCAACCGAAAATTCAACCACTATTTTTGAGGCTTTTTAAGCGAATAAAAACAAGGTAATTACAAAACATACCACGTAAGTAATTTGAGCGGTATTTTAAAAAGATTTAAGGGCATTTTAAAAAGATTTTAAAGCGATGGCAAAAAAGAAAATCACGGAAGGCTTAAAAAAAGCAAATGCGCTGCGGCAAAAAAGAGCCACAGATATAGCCGACTGGCAAAGCGCACTCAATGATGCAGTAAAGCCCGAGAACCCAAGGCGGCGTAAATTGCTAGCGGTTTACGAGCGCATTTTGTTGGACTGCCGTTTGCACGGCATGATAGACCAGCGCAAGCTAAAAATAAAAGGGCATCCCTTTGGTTTGGTGGACACTGAGGGCAAGGTAAACGAAGAACTTGACGCTTTGTTTAGGCAAAAATGGTTTAGGGAGTTTTTAGATTACACGCTGGACGCTTTGTTTTACGGGCATAGTCTGTTTGAATTTAGCTTTGAAGCTGAAAGCATAGTGCTAGACTTGATACCACGTGCGCACGTAGTGCCTGAAACAGGCGAGGTACTGCAAAGCCTTGATGCACAGAGTGGCATTCAATACCGAGATAAAGCCTTTGCCAGTTCGGTTATAGAAGTCGGCGAAAAAGAAGACTTAGGTTTGCTGAATAAAGCAGTGCCGATGGTCTTGTACAAGGCTTTTGCTTTTGCCCTGTGGAGTGAATTTGGCGAGCTGTTCGTGATGCCTGCAAAGGTACTTTATACCACGACAGACGAGAGTAAGCAAGACCAATTGATTAACTCACTTAGAGAACTAGGCAGTGCAACTGCCGCTATCTTTGATAAAGAGGACAGGTTGGATTATTTGAAAAACGATGGCGCAAATACCGATGTGTACCGCAATTTGATTGCCGATGCTAATTCTGAACTGGCAGTTTTGATTTTAGGGCAAACCAGCACAACGGAGGAAAAAAGCTACGCAGGGTCCGCAAGGGTGCATGACGAAGTGTCGGACGACATTATGCAGAGCGACAAGGTGTTCGTGGAGGAAGTTGTAAATAACTTGCTGTTGCCTTTACTACAAGCAAATGGATATAATACGGAAGGCTACCGCTTTGCATTCAGCATGGTGCAAAATACCAAAGAAATGCTCGGTCTGCTGGAAAAACTACTCCCATACTACAATATAGATGAAGAGTGGATTTTAGATAAACTAGGCGTGCCTGTAACCAAAAAGCAGGGGGCATTTGAAAGCCCAGAACTGAGTTTGAACGCAGGAGGTACTGTAAAATTGCACGCCAATATACACAATATTTACAACCATAAACACTGATATGGAAGAGATAGCAGACTGGCTTGTGGAAGCCTACGAAAAAGAAGGCAAGGTGGCAAATTGGCACGAGCCTTTGGCACAAGCCACCGCTGATAAGATAAGCGAAGCGGTCAATAAAGGTTGGGCAAAAATAGACAGTCAAAAGGCAGGTTCTTTTTCTGCCCAGCTGGCGCAGAACATGCGGGAGAACGTGTATGTGTTTTCGGGAGCAAAGACCGCCACTGAACTGCGGGAAATCGGCGGTATGCTTGTCGGTAAAGATAAAGTGAGGTCGCTGGGTGAGTTTACAAAGGCAGTTAAAGCGGTGCATAGTACCTACAAAGACATTTACTTGCCTGTGGAGTATAAGCAGGCACTGGCTGGCAGTATGGCGACAGACCGCTGGATGCAAATACAGGAAGA